TTTATTGTTCGATAACACACTAGCACATATATCTCTTATAGTGCCTTGCTCTTGTGCGATTATTTCATTTTTAGATAAAGAATATTTCCTTTCCATCATATGCTGAGTTACCTCCGTTTTTATTTTGCATTGCCTCGCTGATAGCCATTACACAAGCTACCACACCATCAATCTTTTCGTTTGACTTTCCTTTATCAGGCTTCACGTTACCAGCACTATCGAAAGTTAATACGATATTAGACATCATCCATCTAAGCACAGGATTTCCACCGTGTCGAATATTTCCTCCTAGAATTAATGTTTCAAATTCCTTTGTAGCTGGACTCATTGTTTTGTACCCTTGACCTACAGGTATCATCGGACAACCTTCTTCTGTTAGGTCAATTACAATCTGTGAAGCGTTCCATCTATCATAAGCTATCATACGAATGTCGTATATCTCAGATAAATCTCTAATCTTTTGCTTAATGTAGTTGTAATCGCAAACATCGCCTGGAGTTAATTCGACAAAACCTTCTCTAGCCCACTTTGAGTAGTTTACCTTATCTCTTTCTGAGCGTTTATGAGCGTTCTCTTCAGGAATAAATGAGTAACTTAAAATATCGTAACCTCCGTTGTCATCAGGGAACATTAAGGCTAAAGAAGTAATATCCCTCGTAGATGCTAAATCTAATCCTGCGAAACAAGGTTTTCCCTTTAAGTATCGCTCGTTTACTTCTCCATCGCATTGCATCCATTTTTCATCACTAATCCACCTCGCTTCGTTGGCTACCCATTGATTAAGGTGCAAACGCCTCCAAGTGTTTTCAAAAGATGGTTCGTTTTTAGCCTTTACAGCTTGTTGGTGCATATACTCTTTGGTGATAATAGTTCCGTAACCAGGATTAGCTTTTTTCCAAACCTCCTCGTCAAATATATCATCATCTATATCAGCTTCATACACGACTCCTAAGAACGAATCGTCCTCGATACTACCATCGATAAGTTTCTTTGCGTAATCGTATAGCTCTTTGCTTATATGGTCTTTTTGATGTCCTGCACCAGCTGTCGTAATCCCAAGCATAAGTGGCTCTTTCCTAGCTCCCATAGACGTAAGAAGTACATCATATAAATCTCTGTTTTTATGTGAATGAATTTCATCTAATAAGCAACAAGACAAGTTCAATCCGTGCTTCGTATCTGCATCAGCCGATATTACTTTGTAGTACGAACCGACTTTATCGTAAGTGATTGAATCTCGATAAGTGTTTCCTCTTTTTATAAGCTCAGGCTCTTGTATAACCATTTGCTTGGCGATTGAAAAGGATAGCCGAGCTTGTTCTTTATCAGCAGCAGCCGAAACAATCTCAGCTCCCTTCTCGCCATCAGAGAACAGCATATACAAGGCGACTCCTACCATCAAATTGGTTTTACCGTTCTTACGAGGTATAAACACAAAACATTGCCTAAACTTTCTTAAATGAGTTGTCTTAGACTTCCAACCAAACAAAGGTCGGATAATATCGTCTTTTTGCCATTGCTCTAAGATAAATCGTTGCCCACTTAAATCTCCCTTGACGTGCTGACAAAAGGTTTCTATGAAATCTACAGCCCTCTTAGCCGACTTCTCATCAAAGTACCACTTAGATTTATCTATGTTGTGTAGGTTATTCATCGTTGTTAAAGAAATTTTCTATCTTAATGTCTGGAGTCATAGCGTAACCCTCGATTGCGTTTACTTTAGCTCGACTCGATGGTGTTAAACCAAATTCTTTAAGCATCTGAAAGACTCTAACGAAAGATTGATTAGCTATCTGTACTTCAGGTCGCATAATCGATTTAACGTGTCCTTCTCGTGATACAACGTCTTGTGTAGCCCCTAAAGTGTTTACAACCTCTTTAGCTAGCTTATACTCGCTGTAAGCGTCACAGAGTAGCTCTAAAGCCATACTATCGGCTTGTGTGAGTACGGACATATCGTGTAACAACATACTCAACTCCACAAAAGCTTTCTGACCCTGCTCGTTTAACCAAGTCGGGGTAGGTGGAATCATTGAAGGTAACTGAGGCTCGTTAGGATTAGTCCTATCTGCTCTCAATGTGCCTCGCTGCTTTTTAATTTCTGTTGGTAGTCTTTTAGTCATAACGATTCAAATATACAATAATTTGTTTAATAATTACTATTACTATTACTATATATACATAAAGAGTCTTTAGCCCTTTCCTTGACTCCAACTTGAACCCTAAATGACCCCTCAATGACCCCTAAAGCCATATCAATTGATTATCAGCAAGTTATCCAAACAAGTATGCATTGCATAACATTATAATAGGTAATATCACCTATATGATTATATAAATTAAATGAAAATAAAGTCAAATATAATTAGGTTACTAACAAATGTTCAGTATATTTGTATCAGAATTAAGAACCTAAAAACCGAACAAGATGAACGTAACTAAAAATAACTGGGAATTAGTAGTAGGAGGCGATGCCCCTAATATGAAGATTCAATCTACTCCTGATACAAAAGCTAAGTATAAAAGAGCAGCACGAGATAAGGCGAGATACAATAGAGAAAAAGAGAGCAAGCTACTTGAACGCTGCAACTAGTGAAAAGTCCTTATTACAGTATTGTAAGGCGAAAAGTCCTAGCAGGGGTGTTAGGCAAAGTCAGTGTCGAGTGTAGGAGGCAGTGGGAACTTGCCTTCTGCTCTTCGATTACTAAATTGTGTAACAGAGTAAACAATAACCACACGAAAGTGTTTAGCAGACTAAACAATATGAGAGTAATTCTTGAGTGGCAGTGTGAAATCTGCAAAGACATACAACTATCTGACAGCATTAGACGACACCATATGGACTACTGTAAATGTGGGGATAGTGCGGTGGACTTAGAGGAAGGCTACCAACGAGGTATGGGAAAAGTAAAAGAAATTAAACGAACAATAACAGAAGATGGAAAAGACAGAACAAAAAGATATTAACAGAGCAGTATTATACTGCATAAACGGTCTAATAGATACTATAAAGATTAGAGACAATACTATAGATATAATTAAGGAGCTACTTAAATTTGAGGGTAATCGTGTTGATTCCTTAAATAATAAGGTAGATATTCTTATGAGTGAGAGATGTGTAGTTGATGAGTCTATAGACAATGAATTAGATTCTATTGCTGAAACCACTATAACCCCAAGAGCTTTAATTGAATTAGGTTTTGAAGAGATGTATCAAGACGTAGACTATGGAGAGCCAGGTTATATATTCTATTCACACGAGATTAAAGGTGTGGGATTCTACTCGGTAGATACAGACGATAAAGATTTCCACGTAAGAATGGATAATAGTGACTATGAAATTCGTAACTTGCGAAAGCTAGGAGATTTAATCCTTAGTCTAAACGAAGTAAACTGATATGACTAATCAAGAATGGATTTTATTTATCGTTATAGAATTGACTTTAATAACTATGATTATATTCGGAAAAGAAAAACCTAAATTATGAAAAACCTATTAACCTACGAAGCTTACGAATTGGAGGGTAAAGATTTAATTGTCTTTTACTACGAAGAAGGAATCGACCATTGCCTTGATTTTACCTTACACGATTTTGTTCCTGACGATTACTACATAGGAGTTCGATACGGAATAGAGGAATACGAGATACACGATTACTCACCACAAGATTGGTTTGATGATACTGTGTCGTATAGAGATTTATGTAACCTAGTTAAGGAGTTTGAGGATGGATTGTAATGAGATTGTGTTAACAGCTATAAGTATGATTATAATGTGGCTTCTAGGTTTTTTAGTTGGACACAGAACCGAATAGGGGCAACCCCTTTTACCCCTATTTTACTGACAGGGTGCACAGTAAGGGGGGCGATGGTTCTACGTGTTTTATCGGTCGTGATTCGTATACCCCTATGCCTCAGTTACTTAGCTATATTGGTGCTATTTACTATGCAATGCATTGTATGTAATGAATACCAGTTAATTCTGTGCTGTGCTGGGCTGTACAATGCGTACTTTGTCACATAGTATACAGTTAATTTATAATGAATCTAATTAATGTTAGTACATTATTATATTAATACAATTAGAATATACATACAACCAATAGAGCGAACCAATACAATACAATCGTTTTAAGGTAGGTGTAAGGGACTGTATACGTTCTTGTATATGTTAGTATACCACAGTCAATTTAAGTGCATAAGAAAGCCTTATATAGGTTTAGTTATATAAGGCTATTGTATACGTTAGGTAATAAGGTGTATAAATTATAAGGCACAAAAAAAACCCTACACAATTTAATGCATAGGGTTTAATTTAATCAATTCAATTTATTACTACTCTAAAGAGTCATCATACTTAATGTCAAATTTTAATGTAGATAAAGCATTGATATATCCTTTCTCAAAGGCTATAGATTCAATTATTTGTTCTTGCGTGTTTGCGGCTAATCTGTTTTTTGATGCTACAATTTCGCTTTCTATCCTGGTAATTAATTTGTCCTTGTTCATAGTCTTGTTATTTTAGGTATTTAAATATGTTTTCTTAATGTAATTTAATAGTCTTTACACGCTCTTTGACTTATATACACATCCATACCACACATTCTATATTCTTGTATTAAGCGCCTTAATTCTAGCTTATATT